TGCTCCGCTTGTTGCTGCTTGCACTCTTTGAATGCTTGCCTCGCTTCTTGCTCTTGCTGATGAACTTACTTACCGCCTGTTGCTTTGCCATCGTTAGGGTCTTTTAAAAACATAAGTGCAAACGCCCCCATCAGGAACGCAGATACCTCCGTGAGGGTAGCCTTCTCATAAAACACCAAGACAAAGCAAAGGCCTACTATAAGCAGGCCTAATACTGTTGTCTTTGGGTCTTTCCAAATACGCTCAATCAACACGATTCTTTTCTTTGAGGTAGTCCCTTCGCCATTTCCACAAGGTGTAGGCAAGTGATGCCAAAAGCACCAACAGGCCAAGAGCTTGGTGAACGTAGCCAACGAGGAGTCCTGCTCCTGTTAAAGACCAAGATGTGATTACTGAATCAGCCGACTCCTTTGTCATCTTTGTTGATTGTATTCTCGTAGGCCTGAATCAGTACACGGACTTCATCAAGTTGCATTAAGAGGTTCGCCTCTTGCTGCTTCAATGCCTCCAAGCGTTGTGTCAAATGTTCCATTAGAGGTAATTACCTGCTAATTTTACTCTTGTTCGCCTGACGAGGGTAATACCTCCTCTACAACAGGTGCGGGAACCATCGCCCAAGCATCAGAAGCAAGTTGGCGGTAGTAGCCTTCTGCTCCCAATACCTCATCGGCTGCGGGGTCGTTCACTTGCAATACCGTGCGCCAATAAGATGAGGCGATAACTGCGCCATCTTTGGTTACATCGGTGGTCTTGCGTACTTCAATCGTTCCGTCAAGTTTGACGTTGAAGCCCGAAATGTATGTGATTTCCTCAATCATTTTGTTTTATGTTTAATCGTTTATACTCGGTAAGTAATTGTAAAAATCAGCCCTGCTCCACCCGTTACGTTAGCACCAATGTTTTGAACTTGGTCGCCATTGTTAAAGCCACGAACAAATGCGTAGTTAACAGAGCCTGCTGTGAATCCTTGATATGCGGTTACAGATGTTGTATTTGCAAAACCATAAGCAAACAAAGTGATTGCCGAATCGTTCCCCGAACCAACAGTAAACGGCAATCCCGTGATGCGCAACTCACCAACAGGCGAAGAAACTGAAGCGGCATTAGCATATCCTGTACAGGTAACCACGTTCCCGATTTTGGTGTAGCGACCAAGAACATCGCCCATCGTTACCGTTCCACTCGTTCCCATAGTGAAAGCAGGAGTCCAAGTACCCTCCTCGTAGTCATCAAGGGCGTTGGCTGCTGCGGTGTCCCCGTTGAATTGGATGCCGCCTGTTGCTAAACGAAGATAGCCATCAGAGGTTACACGCATCTTCTCAATGTTGCCCGCAGCTTCTCTTGTTGTTACTACAAAAGCACCATTATTTGAGCCATATGATTCAGCAACAACACCAATACGAGCAATAGGATTAGCATTGCCTGCATCTGTTGTTGTTTGAAGCGAAATAAATGCGCTATTTACTCCGCTACCTAAATCGGATGGGTTATTGTAAATCCTTTGTACAACCTGCTGCGTGCTTGTTGTGTAGGTTCCTGTTACTGCCGCAACTGCATCAAGGCGAGCAACAGGCGAACTCGTGCCGATGCCTACGTTGCCTCCCGTTAGTACTATTGGCTCACTATTAGCAGATGCAATTTCAAAGTATGCATTCTGCGCACGGAGTCGGTGTTGTGAACCACTTGCTACACCATATCGGTTGATGTAAAAGGTTTTGATTGCGTTTGCAGAACCTTGAATCTCCAAAGCACCACCCGTGAAAGCAGAACCTGCTCCCGATGCAGTTAAGTTTCCCGTTACCGATGCAGCACCCGTTGACAAAGCAAGAGCCGAATCATTACCCAAACCATCAGTCAAGGTCTTCAGCGTACCGCTTAACGGCCCGTTATCCGTAACCTTAATAAGGCTATCGTAGGTGTCCTGTGGGGTAGTCCCCGTTAAAGTTGTTCCCATTAGTTATTCCAAGTTGTATTCCAAGTGTTCCAAATCTCCTCAATCAACTGCCAAGCAGAATCACTTGAGGAACCAAACAAATTCGTTGTAGGGTGACCATACGACAACGGCTGAATAACACCCCAAGAGATGCTATTCGTTGCAGCAGCCTGACCCCAATAGATGTCATTGTTTGCTGCTCCTTGTCCCCAATCGCCTTGTATTCCCATTCTCTCCTAAATAACTTTTTAGCTTGACAATGTTGCTCGGCTTCGGTTTGTACGTGTCTTTCTTTGCCATATCACAAAACCCAACTTGCAAAGTCAGCCGTTGTGTCAGGGTAGACATCTGCATTGGAATTTAAGTTATACTCAGGGAACGTCTGCTGATTGTAGCTCATATAGTTGATGAAGCGGTCAGTATAGTACTGCGCAATGTTGCGCTCCTTCTCAACCAAGAAGTCAACCTCGTTCTTTTCTACGCTCGTTGAGTTCTCGCTTGTGTGCTTGTACACCCCGCCATTGGCAATCGTGTACGCAGCAAAAGGCAAGTACTCCACCATCGCATAGTGAATCAGCATCGGCTGAAGGTAGTCGTTGACCAACGCCAAGTAAGGGTTGGCAAGAGTGTTGGCGATGATGTCATCGCTGATTTTGTTGTACAGGCGAGTACCTGTGTAGTTTTGGATGTGAATCTCTTGGGCAATCTTGATGAATTGCAAAAATTTGTCTTGGTCAACGTTACCACCTAAAGCAGTTTGACGTACAAGGTCTTCACGTTTAATCCATAAAGCGGTGGCCATATCTAAAGAATTTGAAATCTTACTTTTTTACTACCTCGTTTGATTTTGGCAAACTCTGCCTTGTAATTAACTCCAACGGAGAGGCATCCGTTTCGCAGGCTATCATAAAAGAACCCCGTTTGAAGGTCTACAACTTGTTGAGCATTTGCACTTAGTTGACCAAGATGCGAGGTGCGTAATTTATCAATGTGTTGCTCACTTAACTTTTTACCTGTTAATGCTTGCGATATTTTGCGCTTTGTTTCTTCGCTTCTTTTTTTGCCTCTAATGCTATTGGCTCTCTTGTCTTTTGTTTCTTGACTATGCTTAACGCCTATTGAGCCATCACCTCCATCAGTTAAATTAGCAAGCGTACCTGTGTGCAGGTCAATGCGACCATATTCAGCAATCATCAACTGCTCAAGTTCGCAAGCAAGCTCCCAAGAAAGGTCAGAAGCCACAATCTCAACGTCTACCTCACTACGGCTCTTGATGCCCTTCCAAATATGATTACGATTAACCATATCAAAGGCACGAGATTCCTTCTTGCCGATACCGACATAAAAGACCTCGTTCTTGTCAAGCCTGTGGTGGCGGTAGACAATCGCCATTATTTACGTGGGTTTACAAATCCTTCGTTGGGCATATCAACAGGCCGCTTTGCCACATCCTTCGGATTTGTTTCTAAATCTACTCCTGCTCTGCGAGCTTGGTTCACGCTCACCTCTGCATTAGGGTTGCCTACATCAGGCGTTACGCCTTCGGCCTTTGCCAAGTAGGTCTTGCGCATCCAAAAGTGGTGGCATCTTGCGCCTCCCTTGTACAACCATATTGAATAGGTTGCTGCTCCCTCAGGGCCGAAGCCTGCGTTCACCGCTTGGCCTCCCATACGCTCAATGTCCTCCTTACGGTAGACTTTGTTGGCAGATACCATCTTCTTGCAGAACTCACGGCTATTGGCCTTCGTAGCATTCGGAGCGTAAGCATAGCGCACCTTGTACTGACGTCCTTCTTCGGTTATGCCATCCTGCGAGCTTTTAGCGTTTGGGAATGCGCTGCCTGTTGATGCGAAAGCGTACTTGCTCAATGCCTGCTCTGCTTCGTAGTCCACAGGACGCTCGTCAACAAGCTCCCATTCGTCTTCGTTGATGACCTCGCCTACTTCTTCCAAAGCAGCAAAGACCTCATCAAAATGCTCATCGCTCGGCTCTTGGCTTGATAACTTCACTCCCGTTTCTTCTTCACGGGTTTCTGCATCCATTGGCGTTTCAATCTCGTTGCTGAACTCAAGCGGCTGAAGCGTCTTGAAGTACAGGTTGAGGCTGATGTCGTTGTAGGTCAGAATCTTCTCAAATCCATCAAGCAGCGTTTCTTGCATCGGCTTGATGACGATGTTCTCAAACAGGATAGAAGCCGTTTTAAGCTCATCTGCGTTATTGCCAAGACCTGAATTGTCCTTGATGCCCATAAGCATCGGAGAAGTGATGCGGTGAGCCACCATCAGCTTTTGCATTGCCTCGTTGGACAGGAACTGATATTGGTTGTGGGCATCCGATAGTTGTACCGTGTCAAGTGTTGCTTTAGATTCAGCATTGTCGTTGAACGCCAAGATGAACTTGCCTGCGTTGTTCGTGCCGCTAAACTTGTTAGCAATCTGCATCTCAATCTGCCTACGCTCCTCCTCGCTCGGTACTCCGTTGTTGAAGTTGATGAGCATTGAAGGGTTGAGTCCGTTCTGAATGTTATTAATGTGGAAGTTTGCAATCTCCTCCTCTAATTCAGCATACGGCAAGCCTCCCTGATAGTCTACGGGTGAGTAGTAGTAGAATCCTGCTCGGTATGGTTTGATGTACAACACCTCAAGACCTTCACGGCTCGTTCCAAACGCAGGGATGCGTACAGGCGTTTCTCTGCGCTGCGATACCGCTGCCCAATCCTTTGCGTAGTAGTAGCCCTCAATCTCGCCATCCTCGTTGCACTTCTCGGCACGTAGGCTTTCAATGGGGATATGCTCTACTTCTACAATCATATTATGGTCTTGCGAGTAGATTACTTGGATGGCACATTGACCCATCATCTTGTAATCAGCCACGAGCTTCTTTACGCAGTCCTTGTTGAACAAGCCCTTCATTGCTGCGTACTCACTCGGCTTGCGAGCAGAATCCGTAGCATCCAAGCCCTTGCCGTAGATGAAGTCCACCACACCATTGATTAGGGCGTTGTTGGTTGGACTGCCGTTGTAGCGGTCAATCAGGTATTGGAAGTAATTATTGTCATCACCATACTGCACCCAATCCTTGCCCTGCACCTCGCTAATGTTAGGGGTGGTGTATGAGCTTAAATTGACTACGTGGACTTTAGATGATGATGTAGTCGTTGTCGTAGCTTGTTTCTTCGGTGTAGACATTTTGATTGACCGTGAATTTGTCGTATTCGGTTTGTGAAGTTACGAAAACCCTATCACGATAGATGAGGTTTCCTGCGTTAAAAACCTTCAAACCATAGAAGCGGTTGTTCACCAACGAGAAAGTGCCTGTGAGGGTCATAAAACCATTCGCAGAGGCAGCAGTCACCGCAGGTGTTGCCGTAGTGTTTGTTGATTCGTCAATCAGCGCAATCGTAACGCTCGCAGGGAAGCTGCGTGGGATGATTGTAATTGATTGAGGCGAAGCCGATACTTGTAGAATATGCATCTCAACTAAATAACCTCGCTGAAAGTTTTTGTAATGAAAAAGGGGGCTTTCGCCCCCTCCATCCTCTCACGTTTAGCCCTTCTTACGAATTGCTAACGCAAATATACTAATTATTGCAATTAGTTTATCCTCCCGTAATTGTGTAATCAAATTGAGGAGAGCGTCCAATTGTAAGCGCAAGCGATGAAGCGTCTTCGTAGGCTTTAAACAATGGAGTTTGTTTAATGTCAAATCCAAGCTCTTTCGCCTTAGCCTCATAGTTGTCATAAGCCGATGAGAACTCTTTGACCACTCGAAACATATCATCTTCTAATTTTGCTCGCTCACTATGAACTTTTATTGCTGCATTCAATAATTTACGAGCATCAGAAGTCAGTTTGTTGAACTCTGCGTCAAGCGAATCAATTTTGCTTACAATATCTTTTGTTTTCTCAAGATACTTTCTTGAATCAGATACGGCATCGAACTCAACCTTCATCGGTTCAGCCGAACGAACTTCCTCACCAATCTTGGCGATTTTAGCGAATACTTGTTTCATAATAATAAAGGTAGGGGGCTTGCGCCCCCCAACCAAATTTAAGAGTTAGAACCTACTACGATGGTTTCGTTTGCATTCGTAAGTCCTACAAACGGATTGGCAACCGTAGCGCCATCAATAAAGTTAGCAGGCAGTTGCTCCTGAGCCTCAAGCGTCAACGTGTATCCACTAAGATCACCCATAGCAGCACCCGTTACAATCGTTCCACCCGTAACCTCTGCTCCGTAGTTAAGACCCATCATAAACGCATTGCCGTTGTAGTCCTGTACAACCACCTGAGGTCGGCCGTAAGCCATCAACTTCAACTGCTTATTGTCCTGCTTCGTGAGCTTGGTCAAGGTCAAGTTCAACGTCTGCGTGAAGAAGGTAGTACCATTCTCACGGCTTGAGTTGATAGTCTGCTCAAAAGATGAGTTTCCTTTTACATCATATTCGTAGGCAGTAAACGTGCCTGAAATGTTGCTGATGCTATCGTCAGAAGACAGAGTAACCGTACCCAAGTCATCGTAGTTGATGAAGAATACTTTGTTAATTCCACCTACTACGTCTTTACACGGTACTGCCCGTCCTAATGTTAAATCGCAAGCCATTGTTTGTTGTTTGAATTAAAAAAGGGGATGGGGCTTTGAAACCACCACCCCCTTATGGTTTAACTTATCGCTCGGATTAAGAGTAGAGAACTACGTCAGTACCGATACCGTATTGTACACCTGCGAAGAAGCGCAAGATAACACGGATGTTGTCAGAGCCATCAAGGTCAGCCATATCAAGGACACGAACCTCGTTGCGCTCGTTCAGCAGACCCGTTCCGAAGTACAGGTTAGAAGACTGAGCAGCAACCATCTTGTTTGAAGGAAGGCCGTTAACCATAGCTACACGAATGCCGTCAAAGAACAGGTCTTGTGAACCGTACCACATCGTGCCCTTGTTGTCAACACCATTAGCACCTACACCTGCGGCAGCGAAGCCACCCAAAGCACGAACGTAAGCCTTAGCAACATTCTGCGGAACGTAGATGGTCAAGTCCTCCTTGCCGTAAAGGGCAGCGGGGATAGCGTCTACAACCTTACCAAGCTCAGTGATTACGTTAGAAGCCGTTACGGTCGTAGCGGTTACGTCAACTACATCAGCGTCAGCGGTCATCAAAGAAAGGAATCCTGAGAACTCACCTGCTGAAGCAGCGTTACCATTCCAAATGTTCTGCTCAATTTTTTGGGCAGTCTTGGCAGCAACGTGGGCAATCAAGAAGTCAGCAAACGAAGCAGGGATGCTATCGTAAGCAGAGAAGCCCATCTGACCACCGATCCAAGAATCGTAGTAGTCTTTCTTACAAAGCTGAAGGTTAACTTGGAACGGCTCAACCTCAAGAACACGGTCAGCCAAAGTCAGCGTAGAGGTAGCGTCAAAGTCGCAAGTAGCGTCCTTAACGATTCCATCGGTGCTAACCTTCTGAAGGGTAGTCTTGAAGTTTACGTTCGGAAGGATTTCAACAAGCCCTTTGTCAAGGGTGTCGGCAGACAGCAAAGCGGCAGAGATGTACTTGCTCGCAAATTGGCCTGCATAGTTGGTGGTAATCGTGGTGGTCGTAGCCATTTTCTGATTTGATTATTTGTTAAGACGTGCAAGGACTCGGTCAATCGCCTTTGAGGGGCGGTTAAATTCTACCTTGTTGACTTGCTTTTTTTCGGGGTTGTGTTTGATAGGCTTCGCAGCAGGTGCGGCAGAAAGCTCGGCCTTAACCGATGCCATCTCCTCCTTCTTGGCGTATGAACCCATCTCCTCACGCATTGCTTTCATCTCCTCACGCATCATTGCAATCTCCTCAAGGACTTTCTCCACGATGGCTGCAACGGCAGGAGCTTCTTCTTTTACTTCAACTTCTGCGAGTTCAGTAGATTCTTCGGCTGAGGCTTCAACCTCAATCTCAATTTTTTCTTCTTCTACTTCTTCGGCAGCAGCCTCTTTAATTTCAGCGATTACACCCTCCTCAGCGATAACCAATACACGGCCATCAGCAAGAAGATGCTCACCCACAGGAGCAGGAACACGATCTTCGCCACTAACGACAAATACTTCGTTTCCTGCTTCAAATACTTCAGCCTCAAGAACGGCACCGTTCTCAAGGGTCATTTGCTCAAACTTAACCTCACGAATGGAGCTAAGTTCAGCAAGGATGCGGTTAAGGATATTATTTGCTTTCATATCTAACTAAATAAATTGTGTTGAGTTAATTGTTACATTTTTACAAGTCCTGCCAAAGCGTATTGGTAGCCTCCCATCGGGTGTTGATGGTCTGCCATTCTTCGCCTCGTATCTTGACGCTATTGCCTTGACCGACAAGCGAGCCGATACCCTGAGCAGCAAGCGTACCATTGCAGCACTTGCGTGAGTAGGTATTGTCCTTGCATAGGCATCCCCTGTTGCCGCCTCTTGGTGAGGCTACGGGTAGACGTTGTGGGCGCATCATAATTTGCCGAGTTCTTTTAGTTTGGATTCAGCCCAACGCTTTGCAGCAAGCCCTCCCCATAACAGGTAGCTAATCGTGCCGCAAGCGGTAGTGTCGTTCTCATTGTAGTATTCTTCGGCTCTTGATAGGTACGAGTACATCCGAGTGATGGTTTCTACGCTTACAGGCTTTCCTTGTGCGAGCTGCTGCGCTCTTACCTTGCCAACAGGCGTAGCACATTTGTTGCCGTTCTTCTCGTTCAGCACGATACCACGCTTGGCGTTGTTACGCACCGCTTGTGGGTAATCCGAGTAGGATTCAAGCTCCATACGCTTTCCGCCTTTTTTGCGACCATCCTTTTTGATGATGGCTACAATCTGTGATAGCAGCAGAGCCGCCTCTTGCTCCTCAAGACGCTCCATCTCCTGCTTAGCGAAGTTCATCTTGTCAACGAAGTAGCCCTCAATAGAGAAGCCCTTGACCTTGCCCGTCTTTACGAAGCCATCCCAAATCTCAGGGTTGTTGACCTTCATAGATACCATCCACGTACCAACAGGCAATTCAAATCCGTACTTCTTGCTCTTGTCGTGAACCTCATCCTCAATAATCCAAGACTCTACAACGGTGAGGCCGTTGATCTCAACCTCGTGTTCAAGCGTAGCGTTGTTCTGATTTGCCTTCTGAAAGAACATCTCACTCGCTTTGCGGATGGTGTCTTGGCTGAAGTAAACGTAGAACTCCTCCTCACCATTTACTCGGTAGATGGGTTTGTTGGGAACGAGTGCTGCTCCCATAAGGATGCGCTTCTCGTTATCCTGTGCAGCGAACTCTACACGCTCTGACTTTAGCGCAATAAAGTCCTCCTCAATAGCAGGATGCTCTACGAGGCTGATGGCATCAATGCCTGTGAGAGCCATCGTTTCATCTAAAATAAGCTCAACTAATCGCACGGAAGTGTGTGTTTTTGGTTTTACCTCTTTTAACTAACTTGTCTTTTTTCATAAGTGCTGATATTGTTGATGCTGTTACTCCATAAAATTCTGCACACGCATTCACGGTTTCAAAAGTTTTTCCACTAACCAATTCTATAACGGGTTGTTTTTTATTGGCTATACCAATTCTCTTTGAAGCCATTTTAAGTCTTGTTTCATCAGTATGCTTTTTACCAAACATTGGATTTGATGAACCCGACTTGTCATATCTTAAGTGTTCAGGAAAAATTCCCTTCTTAACTTTTGACAGGGATATTTTCCTTTTGGCATTAGCCTCTTTAGTGTGTGCGTGTTCCCACCCACCGATAGCATCATTCTTTAGATTGTAAAAATCTTCTGACTTTGCTGCGTTTAATAATTTTAAAACACGAGCTTCAATTTTTCGGTAGTTCTCGCCAACATATAAAATCTGACGAGTGAACTCATTAGGATTCTTTTTATATGCCCTGCTAAACAAAAGGCCACTTCCGATATATCCATCATCAGGACTACCCTTGTGTGAGCCAATATATTTCTTATTGGTCTTTGTGTTTCTCCATAGGTATACAAATCCCATCATCCGAATGTTGCGGTTCTTACTCGTCTGCGGTCAAGCTCTGTTCCTGAAATAACCTCGCCACTAACCACGTAAGCCTTTAGGGGCTTTTGGAATTGTGAGGCGATGCTCTCTACCAAGATGTTATCTCCGCTTCTTGATACTACGTTAAATTGTGCGGGTTGTGATGGTGCTGAAGCGCCTGAATCGTAATTAGCCGAACCCGAGCCTGCGGCTTGGTATTGCTGACTATTAATTAGCGCCACTTGGCTTGCAGCGAATGCTGCTGCCGTGCCTGCTGCTACCGCAGGGTATGCAGGGAACAATGCGGTCAATGGTGACTTCTGAGCAGTTGCGTATGCGTTCATCACGCTCTCTACGCCCTGAACTACGGCTTGAGCAATTGATAGCTTCTTTTGGATGTTAAATGCCTTCTCTGCGTTCTCTTCGTCATTGGCATAGCGAGCATCGTAGAATGCAGAAATAGCACCAATCGCTTGTTGCGTGGTCATTACCGCATCGCTAACAGATTGCAGGTTTAATTCTCTACGCCTATCAGCCAAGTCCCTATTCCTGTCAAAATATTCTTGGTCAAGCTGAAACTTCTCATCAAGCAGTTGTTGGTACTGAGCGTTCTCAGTTAGCCCTGCTGCTTGAGCTGCTGCGATTTGCTGATTCAAGAATTGCACACGAATGTTGTATGAATCTTCGTATCGTGCATACTCCTCTTCTGCAAGCTCACGCTCATTCTGAACTCTGAATCTAAAAGACTGAATCTCTAAGTCAGTCAAGGCAGCGTTGTTTTTAACGCCTGTCTCCGCTTCCTGAGCCTTTGCTTCGTTGATTTGCTTTTGAATGTCCAAACGCTCACGCTCAAGACTGCGTTGGTTCATCAGGTATTCTGATGTCTGACTGATGATACGCTCCTCAATGTCAATTAGTTCAACTCGTGCTTGTTCTAAAGCAACGAGATTTTCCGTGTTTTGGATTCGGTTGTATTCTGCTGAAGCAGCAGCAACCTTTGCGCCTACGGCTTCCTTTTCCTTTGCAAGCTGCTCCTCAAGGATGTCGTTTAGCAGTTTGTTAGCGGCAAGGCGGGCATCAATACTCAGCAGTTCATCGTCACGTAACTGACGTGCTTGCTCGGCAAGAGTTTGGTATTCAAACTGAAGTTTGATGCGCTGAACCTCACCAAGTGCTGCGAGCTTTTGCAATTCTACCAATTCACGTGCCTGAGCAGTAACACCGCTAAAGGCTTCACGAAGGCTTGACTTCGCTCCTGTGAAATAATCAATCAAATTGCTTACTGCAATCTGCACGGTAAAGATTCCCGTATTGAGTACGTCAACTACCTTTTGGTTTTGAGTAAACGCCTCACTCGCTGCATCGGTGGCTTTTGTGATGAGCGCAAGGCTACCAAAATTTCGTACAAGGTCTTTAATTCCCTTGCCTGTTTCACGGACTTCTTCCTTTACGCCCTTGACTGCCGTTTCTGCTTCGCCAAATGACTGCTTGGCTTCTTTGCCCGTATTGTCTATTGACTTATTGAGCTGATTGATGGACGCAATGAGTTCTTTTACCGAAGCCTCAAACTGCGATGCGTCACCATCAATGCGTACTGTTTCTACTACTGCCATTACCTGCGCTTTAGGAACTCATCCCACGTCTTAGGAATTGCGTACTTGCCTTTTGCTATGTCAATAGCCTCTGACTGATTGCGCCACTCGTCTAACTGCAAGAGTTCAATTAAATAACCTAAATAACTTGGCTTCATACTACGTTGAGGAGTTCAAATGTTGCTCGGCCTGTCGTGAGATTGAGTTGGACATTGTTGATGACGTATTTTCCATTGTTCCAAACAATCGTGTCATTCATCTCAAGCGTTGCCATCTTGCCTAACGGAAGCACCGCTTCAATCTCGTAAATCCTACGCTTGCGATTGTAAAGGTCGGTGATGTAGTCAACCCATTCGGTATTGTATAGGCTTCGGTTAACGGTCTGCAAATGGTACGGGTCATTGTCTACGCCAAAGCACGTAGAATACGAAGCGCCTGCGCTTGAGTAGCGGTTAGACGTATTCGCATACCAAGCAGCCAATATCTCACGGCTTGTGGTGTTATCAGCATTTACAAACGCTACCGAGTTGAGCGAAAGGTCGTAGTCAGCAAAATACCCATAGAACAGGATAGGTGCGCCTAAGTATGGATTATACGTACCATCCGTATTTGTGTCATTTGTGATGCTCTTGTAAACAAGTACGTTGGTTAAAGTATTTGTATTCTCATCCGTTAGCCTTTCAAACAACGGACATTCAAATGGAACTTCAACGATGAACTCATCACCATCAAATGTGAAGAAGCTACGCAAATCACCATATCCCTGATTGTACAGGCGTTGATATTGGTAGCCGAGTATTTGCTCGGTGTCTTGATATTTGAACTCAATCTCTCGGTATAACGTGGGGCGGTTGACCGAATACTCCGTGATGTCAATGTAGTCCTGCAAATCGTTTGTTGCTCCCGCAGCATACCAATCATCCAACGGCTGAAGCAAGAAACTTGTACCACTCGGCACAATGACCATATTGTACATCTTCAAGATACCTGCAAGGAAGTCCTTGACTTTAATCTCAGGCATAATATCTTGAATAATTACCTCAAATGTATAAGTTGCAGATAAAGATTGACTAACTAAAAAACGAGTAACAGCATTTGAATCAACTGCATCATAATATGAACATCTATAACTTAATGAATTTACTATTGCTTGAGGTCTAATAAATAATTGAACACTTTGACCTGAATATACTGAAACATTAGTAAATACTGTAAATTGAGTTGTGGATGGGTGTGCTGATTTTTGTGCAGACCCAATTTGTTGACCATTAGCAAATAGACCAAGTTCATAATCTTGGTTAGCATTTGTTATTCCGACAGTAAGAGTATATGTGCCGTCAGATTCCACAGTCCACGTTTCAGTGGTTGTATTAAACTCAGTTCCCGATGTGATGGTATTAAAGTTAATCAACTGCCAAGCGATGTCATTGCCGCCTGCAAATAGATACCCCTCAAAGCGGTGCAGCCATAACGACAGGTCAACAAATGGAGTGG